ATTTTTAAATCCTACTGCCTTAGTCACCTTATCATCTACCGTTTTAACTACGGTATAAAATGGGTTAGGAACATTTTTCTGTTTATAATATGGGGATACTGTTACCATACTGCTATTTATAATGCATTATGATATGATTGTCAAGTGTTAATATTGCCTATTGTGAGAAATTGAACGACACCACCATTAGGTTCCCATTGTTTATGTTTGTTTTGATGATCAGTTATTGCGTCTGTATCTTCTTTAAAAAAGTTCTCACATAGAATAGAACCTGTAGGTCTCTCGATACATTGATAGACTATCTGTTTACCTCTCTTGACCATAACAGTCTCATAAGATAACTTTGTATTTCTTTTAGGTGGTCGTCTTTCTTTTTTTCTAGGCATTCTTTTCCTTATTGATCGCATTAACTAATTTTTGTCTATTACTCTCGCCGAGTTCTCTTACTTTTTTATTCCACTCCTCGATTTCTTTATCTACTTTTTTCTTTTTTTTCTTTGTCATTTTACTCTATTACCTCTCAATGCAAAAAATAAACCACCACAATAAAGTAGTAAATGAAAATGCTCATACATCAATACATACCATAGACTCTCTGGTTCTAATATCAATATAACTCCTGTCATTATACCACATATGACTATACCTGAAAATCTAGTGAGCATATCACCAACACCAGGTTTAAGTGCAATCGTAAGACCGCCTACTAACAATCCTACACCTGCAAAGAATTCACCCCAAGCAACAAAGAACCAAACTGACATAGGCAACCCAAATGCTTCTGCGTCTGACATATCAAGTGGTAGTTTTTGCAAACCTTGTAGTATAAAGATTATACCTAAGGGTACTCTCAGTAACCAGTTTGCACCTTTGAAGTCTGGTATCTTTTTTAAATATTGCTCGAGTGTCATCATTATAACTGACTTAGTAATTCAGGTAATATTTTTTTACTCTTACCAAGAACCTTTGCCTGTGCTACTAAATGTTTATTTGATACATCATCACCTACAACAACTAATGCGATCATACCTAAACCTTTATGAGGTGTACATTGATACAAATAGACACCAGGTATCTCGAATGTAAATGAGTATTCTTTATTCAGTTTACTCTTTTTAGGTGTTTGAAATCCATCAGGTCCTGCAATAAATTCTACATTGTGACCCTTATCTGTTGGCAACCAAGTAATTGTTTCGCCTACATCTACTCTAGATATATCTTCAGAATAGACCATCTTAGCACCATCATCTCTTTTGTTTAGCATATCAACTGTTATATCAGCATATGCAGGTGTCGTTAATAATAAAATTAAAAATGATATTATATATTTCATATTTACTCCTTATATTTTAAAATCTGAAAATTTGTTTAATCTTTTTGCCGTCTCTGTATTATCAAATACAGACTTTTCTGGTTCATCTTGTTGATTGGCGTCTACCATATCATCTTGAGCAGACTGTTCTACATCATAAATTCTCATCTTAGAACGATCAACACCCAACATAAATTTACGATTGATTGTAGGGTCATTATATCTATTCTTCAACTGTTTTACAAGAAACTGATTTTTCTTTTCTAGTTCTTCAGTAGATATGATGGCAAACATAAAATCTGCTGTTGCTGGCAACCCAAAACTTTCTGAAGTATCTTCAAGACCAATATCAGTAGAACCGAAACCTGTTCTGGTAGTTTGTGTTGCTGAGAATATAGGAAGGTCAAATTCAACTGCTAGACCCCTTAGTTCTTCAGCGATAGACTTGACTATTGTATATGAGTTTGCTTGTGATCCTACCTTCAACCGAGACGATACAGCAAGGTTTAAATAGTCAATGTAGATAACATCTGGTTTAAAACTCTTCTTGATTGCAAGTTCATTAAGTAATACTTTAAAGTGACCAGCGTGAGCAGAAGCAGTAGGATATTCTTTAATGATAAGTTTGCCTTTGGTCTTTTCTTCTAGTTTTTTAATTTTATCTTGATACATCAACTTAGGCAACTCTGGTAAATCACTCATACCAACATTCAAGAGATTAGAGTCTATTCTCTCAGCAATTCTCTCCTCTGCCATTTCTAAAGTAATATACAATACATTCTTGCCTTGCAACAAATTAGCGGCAGCAAGATGACACATAAACAAAGTTTTACCGACACCAGTACCTGCAAGAATAATATTTAAAGTTTTAGTCGGCACACCACCACGAGTGATACGATTCATAAAGTCTAGATCAAATTCTATTCTCTCTTCTTTTCTGTGGTAGAAATCATATCGTTCAGTAGATTCAGGAATATAATCGTGACCTATCTTCTCATCAAAAGATACTGACAAGGCATTTGATAATAATTCTGGCAAATATTCTGGTGTATGTATCTTATCTTTGCCATCTAGAATATTAATGCCGTTCATTATAGCATTATGTATGGCACGATCTTTACAAAACTTCTCAGTTGTCTGCACTAACCAGTCTAGATTGATTTCTTCTTTATTAAATGTGGCGATTGTGCTTGTGATATTTTGAAACTCAGTATCATTGATATCTTTTCTGCCATTTAATTCTATGGCAAGAGTTTCATTTGTTGGGGCAGCATTAAATTTATCATAGAAATTATTAATCTCTCTAAAGATTAATCTCTCTAATCTATCTGCAAAATACTCCTCTTTAAGAAAAGGTAAAACTTTTCTAGCATAAGGTTCTGTATGTATAAGATGTTTTAATGCTGTTCTTTCAATTCTTTCTTCCATTCAACTCATCATCCATTACTTTTACTAATATATCGCCGATATGATTTATAAATTCTTGACTATCTGTATCAGCATTTTGAAAATTCTTATCTACTGTATAATCAAACTTCATAGGTAAATTACCATTCTCATCTTCTTCTTTTGCGAATTGAACATTACCATAGTGATATATTATATCAGTATAAGGTCCACTAATTAATTTAATTGAAGCAAAGTCTTGATCTTGTTTTTCAACAAAGACATAATCTACTTCGTGTTTAGGTAGACTCTGCTTCTTCTGCTTCGATACCATATTTAAATTCTTTTGCGGATGCCTCGTCTAGTTGTTTTAAAATTTCTTCAGTAAAGTATTTTTCTGGATCATTGTTGATGGTTTTTCCGAAAGTTTTTGAACCATCTGGTAATTCTATTCTTGTAGAAACTTGTTTAAATATACCATATTTCAATGCAAGTTCTAATAAACCATAGTGTTTATCTAAACCTTTGTCATATGTAAGTCTCACATCAACCATCTTATTTTCTTTAGTTAATCTTGACTTGTGATTTTTACAATGAATTATATTACCTATAATTTCTGTTCCGTCTTTTTCTTTTCGTTTAGAAAGATAGACGATGGAACTGGCAGCATATTTGAGACCAGAACCACCACCCATTTCTTTAGTCGGGAACATAGAACCAACCACATCATATGTATGGTTAGTAATAATAAGGGGAACTTTTGCTTTGCCTAGTTTCAATGTTAAAACTCTAAATGCTGCTTTAACAATTTGTGCCCTAGTCATATCTCTTGTTTCTTTACCTGCCTCTGTATCTTCTATTTCTTTTGTAGTAGATAACATACCTAAACTATCTAATACTAATAACATAGGTTTTCTATCTGCAGGATCTTGTTCAATATATTTGTCTAATACTCTAATTGCCTGGTGTCTAAATTCTTGTACTGTGGTTACTGGCATAATAATCATACGAGAAGAATCAATACCTCTATCTTCAATCATATCTTTTGTAAGAGCAGACTCACTCTCAAAATAGATAACACCAGCGTCTGGGTTTTGTTTTAGAAAATTATCTGCAACACCTAATACAAAGAATGTTTTACCTGTGGCACTTTCACCAGCAAGGGCAGTAATTTTATTTGCAGGCAACCCGCCGTGTATTGTGCCTGATAATAGTCCATTAAATATATAACTTCCAGTATCTATAAATGAAGAGACATCACCTGCCTCAACACCCTCAGATACTATACTGGCATATTCATTACCAGTCTCTTTAATAATTTGTTTGAAAAAATCTGTCATAGTTCACTCCCGAATAATAATGTATTATAACATATTTATAAGAAACAATCAAGCAAAAAATCCTTCTAATGTAGATTTTCTTGAGTCTTTAAATAAATCTAATTCTTTATCGCCAAAACACCAAACATTCTCTATGAAAAGTTTATTCATAAATTCTGCCTTTTCTTTTTCGTCTTTAAATAATTTATCTGATTTAGGTCGTTGCATAATTCTCATACCAATTTGACCTAAGAATTTATCTTTAAGATGATTTACCAATTCATCACTAGAACGATAGCGTGTACTTTTAATTTTGGGATCCATTATATTACAAAACATAAATCTAGATACCTTCATACTTTTTTCGGCAACTGGTAAAAAGAAATCATCACGCCATTTTTCATATTCATTAAACTTAAACCAAGATTGATTCTCTTCTTTGTCACCACCTTTATTATATTCTTCAGTAGAGAAATAAGGCGGACTTGTAAATGCAGTATCTATATCAGGCAATTCATCATAAGGTAAATCTTCAGCACCACAATTCCATATCTTTACTTTTTTAGGTTTAGATAGAAAACTGTTATATGCTTCAATCTGTTTCATATATCTTGCATATGTATTAGGATTAGGATCACAACCATAATATTCTTCGGCATTACTAGCAAAGAAACCTGCAAGTCTATCACCCCAACCACAACTTGTATCAAGTACCCTTTTTGCTTCAGTCATATTATAAACAGTCTTAGCAACAATAGGTTTAAATTGAGTTGCAATATATGTGCCTAATCTAAAGGCAGATAGATAACTCTTATCTGATAAAACACCACCTCTTAGTTCTTCTTTACCATCAACTATAACTTTCTTAACATCATTAATACCTCGCCATATAGGACCAAAACATCGCCAGATATCTTTTGCTGTGCCATTATTCCACACTTCTATCGGTGCTCTGAAACCATAACTTGAACAAGCAAGTCTTAGGTCTTGATGATAATAGTTTGATACATCATTGAATGTAGAAGGACCATCAATCAACCCTAAACCATATTTTTTAAATGGATATTCATAGTCATCATATTTTTCAAATATTTCTTTTTCTACTTGTTCAATTGGTGTACAGTAGACGCTAAAGTCTGCCTTTTGTAATTCATTAAATTTAGTTCTAACAGTCTGTTCATCAATTTTTTTCAAAGGAAATTTAGGTCTAACTGTCGCAATATATTCAGATAATGTTTCTCTAAATACATCTTTACCGTATTCGTTTGTATATTGATCGAATGTTTGATTGTCTAAGATAGGTAGTTTATCTTCGTTGGCGTGTTTCTCTAATAGTTTAAATAGTGTTTCATTTGACATATTCTTTAAACAGTTCAACTCCTTTCTTACAATTCTCTTCCCATTGTTTAGGGTCACCGTCATCTGAAATATATTTAAAACATCTAAACGGTATATGATACTCTTCACATACAGACGCCAAGGCATATGCCTCCATATCTGCAATATCATATTCTTCAGTAAATTGAAAGTCACCTTCCCAAAAATTATCACCTGTGCCACATACTAGATCATCTCTGCCGAATGATGAATGAGATAATCCTGTATCTATCATACCCTTGCCAAAAGGTGTTTGATATGTTTCAAATCCTAATTGTGTGGCATTCATATCTCTTTGTACAAATTTTCTAACTTCATATATTTTACCGACTTCAACTTTTCTAGAACACTTTGCTGCCGTGCCATAATTAATAATCTCTTTAGGACTTTGTTTAATTATATGATCTACTAAAACCATAGTGGCATTTACTTTACCTACACCTGTTATTAAAACAGTATTAGGTAACCCAACAACTTCTTGTTCTAATGCTGATACTATCATACGCCTTTTACTGAATCTATTCCTTTCTCAGGACATAGATATTTCCAACTAATAGGAAACTCTCTATTTAAAAACCCACTCATCATATTAGCAATACTTCTTGTTTCTTCCTGTGTATCAGGTTGACATCTCAGGTTGCATACACGAGCAAAAGCATATAAAGTTCCTGACCATATCCATTCTGTTTGCATACATTGTGGCAATACAGTTCTTGCCTGTTCAGGTGCAACTCCAAAGTAAACTAGTTCTTTGTATATCTTTATTGACTCATCTAAATTTCTATTATATCTATCAATTACTTCAGGCGGTAAGTCAATAAGACCACTAGAACCTTGTTTAGAGTTTTCAGGTTTACCTCGCCATTTATCTACCTTTCTTAGTTCAGGTTCATATGAGACATATCTTCTAGATACTTCATTCCAAGATAACCCCACTTGATGTTTTACTAATTGTCTTGCAACATAAACAGGTGCTTGTATTCTAAACTGTATTGTTGCGTGGGCAAAAGGTGACCAGTGATTATGCTCTACAAGATACTTAATAAGTTTTTCATCTTTATCTGTCATCTCATCTGCAACCTTTGAATATGAAACTCTAGCGGCGTTAACAACCGATAGATCACTACCCATTTTATCTACTAGTTCTACTCTCATATTTTTCTCCTTCTAAAAAATCTTCGCCATAATGCTGACCTTGTCATTGATACTACGGTAAATATCAATGCAATTTGTATGTTCTCAAATATTGTAGGGTGTAAATCAAACAAAGGAAATATTGTAATCTGTATTATGATAGATAAAAAGAAACCACTTCCTACATCTATAACACTCTCTAGTACATCACTCATTCAAAAAAACTTTCTAGTGAGGCAGTTCTCTCAAAATTCCAACCGATTGCACTCACTATAAATCGTAATGGATCTAAAAATGACTTTTCAAATTGTTTGTCATAGTCAATATATTGT